AAGTTTGCTCAAGTACCCTTTAAATTGATTAGTATTGATGCAAAAGGCGAAGAGACAGAATTAAAATCACATGAACTAATAGATATATTGAAAAAACCAAACTCATATCAAAAATGGTATGAGTTTGCTTATTTATGGGAGGCTTTCAGATGTACTACAGGAAACTCAATCGTATATGCTCCTAAATTAGAATTTGGAAACAATCAAGGGAAATTAGCAGGTAATGGATTAATGATTACTCCTTCGCAAAACGTTGAAATAGTTAGTAATGGAATGTTTAATCCTATTGGATATTATAAGCTCGACATCGACAGCCAACAAACAAAGATAATGCCAGAAGATGTTATACATACGAGATTACCCGGTATGACTTATAACGATGGTCGTAATTTTATGGGTCAAAGTCCTTTAAAATCGGCTCTTTATCTTATATTTACCCAAAACAAAGGATATGAGCTATTAGGCAAGATGTATGAAAACCCTTTACCTCCCGGCATGTTAGTTGATGAAGGTCAAACATCACAACCGAGTGTAGAGGCTCAATCTGCTTTTGAGAAACTATGGAAAAAGAAGTTTGGAAAAGGGAATAGTACAGGAATGCCGATATTAACAGGTGGTAAGAAACAATGGATTAATCTTATGACATCTACCATTAATGATTTGATGGTAGGGGATACCTTAAAGAACGGTGCAAGGGTTTTGGCGAATGTTCTTAACTGGCCAAGTGCATTAATGAATGATGCAGCCGCAATGACATTAGATAATTTGAAAGTATTTGTTAAATTAGCTTATACCGATAGGATTAAACCAGATATTATCGCAATGCTTAATGGATTTAATAATAGTTTTGTACAAGCATATGCAAAGATAAACGAACGATTAGAATTAAGACCAGATTTCTCTAAAGTTGAGGAATTACAAGCCGATAAGAAATTAACAGCCGAATGGTTAGGCATATTAGTTGACAAAGGAGTTATTACAAGAGATGAAGCTCGTAAGGTATTAGAATTTGACGCTACTGAGTTGGAAGGTATGCAAAAACACACAATGGCTTTTAATTTGGTCGATGTTGATGGTGAAGTAGAACCGACAAATACAGAAACGAATAAGAATTTAAAAGGAAACGAAATTTATAAATAAAATAATAATTAAATTATAAAATTATGTTAGAAATATTAAAATTTGCATTGAGTAATTTTTGGGTTTTTGTAGGATTTATAAGTATATTATCTACTATTCTATATTTTCCTATGTTTGTAATAAATAGGATTTTACGCCATAGAAATATTAGAAAATGGGGATATCCTCCAGAACATTGTGATGCGGATGGGGATTTTAAAACAGAAAAAGAAAATAAATGAGTAAATGGCAAACAATAAACAATAAAAAAAGAGTTTGGGAAAAATTATTTTACCGAAAAATTCAAATTGCTTTAAAAAAACAGGCAATTGACGGATTTAAAACATTCAAAGGCACAAATGAGATTACATTTAATCCTGAGTTCATTGAAAAGGTTTTTATTGATTTATATAAGCGTGTTGGCGTTGACTTTGCTAACTGGCAATACCGACAACTAAATAATAAGAAAGCAGACGATTGGAGCAGAGGATGGGAGTTATCAATGGAAGATTACGCCGTTAACGAAGCGGGAAAACGAATTGTTTTAATAACAGGCAGTAATAAAGACAGATTTGTTAAAGAACTTGAAAAGATTACGAGACAAGCAACTGAAGAAGGTTTAGGAGTTGAAGAAACAACCAGATTGATAGAAAAAGATTTAATTAATAAGGTTGCCGGTTATCAAAGATATATGAGTAAGCGAATAGCTCAGACAGAAATATTATCTGCTTCAAATAAAGGGCAATTAGTAGCAGCTGATAGTTTTACTATACCAACAAAAAAGGTTTGGATGTGTGGTGGTGCTTCGGAAACCGAAAGGCATTCATTGATACCCGGATTAGACGGTCAAGTACGATTAAAAGATGAGCCTTTTGATGTTGGTGGCGAGGCGTTAATGTATCCGGGAGACCCGAGTGGAAGTCCAGAAAATACTATTAATTGTTATTGTATTGTAAGTATTATACCGGCATAAATATAAATTAAATAAATAATCATGGAAAAAGACAAAAATATTAAAGAGTTGAAAATTGATGAAAAAAAATCAAAAGAAAATTGGTTAGCAATATCAGATGCAAATATTAATCGTTCATGGGCAACTACTTATTTAAGATATGCAAAAAAAGAAATAAAAATAGATAAATGCTTAAGTAAAAAAGAATTAAGGCTACAACAAATGTGGCAAAATAGTGATGGTTCTCAAGAATGGAAGTGGATTGAATAAAAAGAAGATTAATAAATAATATAAAGTTATGGCAAAACTAAAATCTAAATATTTTAAATTAAAATCTATGTCGGGCGTAAAAAGCCCCGGTAGTTTATGGATAGAGGCAACACCAAAATGGTGGTATTTAAAATTTTTATATATAAAAGTATTTTTTAAATGCATTAAGGATATAAAAATAAAAAATAATTTGGTTTTTAAATAAAAGAATTGTAAATTTGTCATATTATAGGAGTAAGTAATTGAACTTATATAAAACAAAAAATTTTACGTCTGAAATTGTAGATGTAGATTTAAAAAGTGGCATAGTAACAGGATATTTCGCAGGATTTGGCAATGTTGATAGTGGCGGAGACATGATTGTTAAAGGTGCTTTAAAGAAAACCATATTAGAACGTGGACCCGAAGGTAAAAACGCCATACTTCATTTACTACAACACGATACCGAAAAGGTATTAGGCAAACCATCGTTATTACAAGAAAAAACAAAAGGACTTTATTTTGAAAGCAAAGTTATTACAACCAGTTTTGGACTTGACACGCTAAAACTTTACGCTGCCGATGTTTACAATGAACACTCAATAGGTTATCAAGTTATTAACTATAAAAAAATCTTAAAAGAGAACGGAGAAATTGATTTCTATAAATTATTAGAACTTAAATTATACGAAGGTTCGACCGTAGCCTTTGGCATGAACTCCGAGACACCATTTTTAGGATTAAAAGGACTTACTCAAGAAGATACAATCACAAACATAAACAACCGTATGGATAAGCTAATAAAAGGTTTAAAGGTCGGAGATTTGACCGATGAGACTTATATTAACTTTGAGATACAACTTAAACAAATACAAAGGGTATATAATGACTTAATTACACTTAAAGAGCCGTTGCAAAACACTCCTGAGCCGTTTGACAGCGTTAAATACATGTTAAACAATTTAAATTTTATAGGATAAGAAAGTGGACGAAAAACAATTAAAATTACTTACTGACGGTTTTAATAAATCTATTGCAGATTTAAAAGCAGAGTTGGAAGGTAAAACAAATTCCGAAAAATCAGAGGAGTTTGAAGCATCAATCAAATCAATGACTGAAACGATTGAGCAACTTGGTAAAGTTGGAGAAAAAGCCTTGCCAGAATACCTAAAAGGATTACAAGAGCAAAACGACGCCCTTGAAACTCAAATAAAAGATTTAAAACTTACAGCAAACAAACCTAAAACATTTAAAAGTTTGTTAAAAGCAACTTTAGAAAGTGATGATTTCAAAGCAGCCCTTAAAAAGTCTGATTTAAATTATGACGTTAAAGATGCAGCAGAAATTGCCACAACAAATTTCACCGCTGATAGTGGTGCGGTTGCTTTGTCTCAGGTAGAGATACCCGGAGTTGATAAAGCCCCTTGGATGACAAATCCAATATTTGCAGCAGTTCAAAAAATCTTTGTAAGTGATAAAAAACACACTATCACATGGTCAGAAGAAAATGTAAGAAACGATGGAGCAGCAGCAGTTGCCGAAAGTGGAGCTTATGCAAAATCCGATATTACTTTTATCAAAAGAGTAGCTAGTTTTTTTAAAATTGGTACTTATGCCGATTATACAGAAGAAACAATGGAAGATGCTGATGAGTTGGCATTTGAGTTTAGCGACTTAATTACAAACGGTGTTTTACGTACAGTAGAATATGATTTATTACTTGGTGATGGCTCAAATACATTCACAGGATTAATTAAAGCCTCTGGAGGTTTGGCAAAAGCATTTGCAGCACCCACATCATTAGCTTTAAAAATTGTAACACCCGGCATTCCAGACGTATTAAGAGCAGCAATGTTACAAGTACGCAATGGAGCAGGAGGAACAAACAAAAAAGGATATATTGCTAATTTAGCAGTAGTAAGTCCCGGCACAATGGCATTGATGGATGTGGAAAAAACAGCAAATGGTTTATATATTAGACCACCTTGGGCAACAACAAACGATAAAGTCAAATCTATGTTAGTTGTTGAAAGCGACGACATTGGTGACGACCAATTCTTGGTTGGTGATTTTTCACAAATCAAATTGTACATAAAAAGAGCATTGAATATCAAAAAAACTGATAGTGATGGCTCTAAGTTCTTAGAAGACGTAGAAACGATCAAATGTTCAATGAGAATTGCGCAGAAATTAGCTACTAACAAAAGATATGCGTTTACATTTGGTACATTTACCGATGCAAAAGCATTACTTGCAAAAGCCGTAGGATAATGAAAAGATTATTATTATGTATTGCATTCTTAGCGTTAATAGTTAACGTGAATGCGCAGGATAGAGAAACAGAAAAAC